ATGGCAAATATTAGAAAGTCATTTAATTTTAGGAATGGTGTACAAGTTGATAATAATAATTTCGTTGTAAATGCCAACGGATTGGTGGGAATTGGTTCTTCCGCTCCCACAGTTAAATTGGATGTTGCTGGAGGTGTGAAAGTAAGTGGTCTTGTAACATCATCCACTCTTGGTTCCGGTATTGGAACTATAACAAATTTTACTGCAACAAATGCATCTGTTGGAGTTCTTACGGCAACGACTTTATCGATAGGTGGTAATACTGTTACAAATATAATCGGATTTGGATTTACTACCTTTGTTAGTGATAATGGTGGAGTAGGTCTTCACACAACATCAAAAATTGGTATTAACACTACAACAAGTCCTGGTGCTTCTGATAGTGAACTGACTGTTAATGGTAATGCAAACATTACTGGAATTGTAACTGCAAATAGTTTTTCTGGTGATTTAACTGGTAATGTAAATGCCGCAAGTGGTGTTTCTACTTTCACTCAACTTAAAGTTGGAACAGCAATTACAATGTCTGCTGGCACTATAAGTGCTACCACATTCTCTGGTTCGTTACCAGCATCAAGTCTGACTGGAACAATAAATTCATCTCAAATTGCTAATCTTGCAGTTTTAGACGAAAACATTAACACAATGTCTGCATCAAAACTTATTGGTGCATTACCTGCAATCAGTGGTGCTGCCGTAACAAGTGTGACTGCTACTGGTCTTACTGGATCACCAAATGTCAATCTTGGTGTAACAACCACTGGAAATCTTACTGCAGGAACTATTACGGGAGCAGGACTATCAGTAACTTCTATTGGTATTGGAACTAATGATCCTGCAAACGCATTTCAATTAAGAGCAACCAATAATACAGAACTTCAGATTACAAGTGAAACTGGAATAGCAGGTTTAACTGTTGGTAGAGAAACTGGAACAAATAACACAAATAATGCAGAGATTAGATATGGTGGTGGATCTGGATTTCCTTTCAGTGGAGCACAATCATTTGATTTAATTAACTATGGAACTGGTAATTTTAATTATCATCTAAGTGCTAATAATGCTGGTTCTGCCGCAGGTGATTTTATCTGGCATAAAGGAGCATCTACATCTCAGTTAATGACCCTCACTAATGGAGGCAATCTGGGAATTGGAATCACAAATCCAACACAAAAATTAAGTGTTCAGGGTATTTCTACATTCACTGGTAACGCACATTTTGATGGTAATATTACAGTCGGAGGTAATATTAATGGAAACTTTACTCTACAAGATGTAATTACATCAAATATAAATCCCGCAAGTGGTGTAAGTACCGTTACGAGTTTAAATATAGTTGGAAGTGGTGCTAATAGACTGGGAATAGGAACTGATAATCCAACTACAGATTTAGATGCAACAGGGAAAACAGCTAAGTTTGAACGTATCGGAATTAATACAGTAAATGCAATTTACAATGTAGATGTTGTTGGTGGAGTTAGAGCAACTCAGGGATTTTTAAGTGATGGAAGTTCTCCAGTCGAAATTAAGGTAGATGGTTCAAATCTAGTATTCAATGTTGTTGGTGTTGGTAGTACGAGTTTTGCTTTAATTTAAAATGGCATTTACAGTTTCAAAAGATACCTCATTTGCTTCTGGTTCAATATCATTATCTGAACTTAGGAATAAATTCCTTCCACTCAGACAATCTGGACGAATAGATTTATCAGAACTTAACAGATTGACAGGATTGGGTTTTAGTCTTTCCAATGGTGGCGTCGGCGATGCAACCGAAAATAGTAATATTTCCACAACAAATTCTAACATGAAGTTTAGTGGTTATAGAAATTCAATTACCCACTATAAAGTTGTTCAGAGTGGAACAGATACAAATGTTGATATTGATAATCTTAATTGGAATAATAATCTAGGTAAAAATATAATAAAAGAATTTATTGTTAATGGAACATGTGGTTCTACTGACACATCATTAGCAGCTGCTACATTCAATGCTGCTGCTTTTAATCTTAGTTTCTTTATCAATGGTTCTATTGAAGGTGCTGGTGGAGCAGGTGGAACAGTATCATCAAGAAATGGAGGAAATGGAGGAAATGCTCTCAGTGTGACGCAAACATCCAATGCGGGAACTAATCAAACTAACCAAATTAAAATCTATAACTCTGGAAATTGTAAAGCAGGTGGTGGAGGTGGTGGATGTGGATCCGATGGTGGTGATGGTGGAACTGGTGGAAGTGTTGTTGGTTTGAATGGTGGTGTCGGAACAAATACTGGTGGTAATGGTGGAAGTGGTGGTAATGGTCAGGGATTTAATCAATCATCTAGTAATGGTTCCGAAGGATCCAATGGTTCTCAAAATGCTGGAGATACTACAACTTATCTTGATTTAAATAAAAACAATCAAACTTATTCTGCTGGTTCTAGTGGAGTTGGAGGGAAAGGGGGAACTGGTGGTAATGGGGGATCATTTGGATTATCAGGAAATACTGGATTGGCAGGAAATAGTGGAACAACTGGAAATTCAACAACAAGTTTCAGAACTTATGTGCTAACAAGTACTGGAAATGTAACTTTTGGACTACACAGAGATGCTGATTTTGATATTAAAACTAGATTTGGAAATTCTTTTCCAGGTGGTCAATTTTCCAAAAGTGGTAATGGTCATGGTTCGACTACTAGATTTGTAAGTGCAGGAGTTTATGCTCCGGTATATTCATTCGATTCCGATAACAGACCTCTTAAAGGAATACTTCTGTTAACAAGAACTAGTAGTTCTTATAATCAAAGTGGCAAAGTTCATGTGTCTGTGGATGATGCTGGAGGTGATAGTGGATTTGATTATACTGATTTGGAAGTAGGACCATCACAAGGAACTTTATACAATAGTTTTTCTGTTGCTGGTAGTGGTGGTAGTGCTCAATTAGGGAATCAAGGTCAAGGAGGAAATCCCGGCACTGATATATTGGGTAGTAAGTTTTCTTTAATAACTTGACAAGACTCTGAAAACCCTGTAGACTACCTTTGTCTAGGTTGGAGATGATACTTTAAGACAGTTTAAGAACCGTCCACCAGGTCGCACTGGGGGCGGTTTTCTGCTATAATATATCCATACCGAACAGGAGAGCACTTGACCGTCACCTTGCGACCCCATCAGAAGGAAGCAGTCAATGCGATGTGGGACAACAACAAAGGTCAGGTCATCATCCCTACTGGTGGTGGCAAGACCATCTGCATGATTGAAGATGCCATTACTAACATGGAACTGATCAATCGTGGTCAGACATTTGTTGTTGTAGCACCACGTATTCTTCTTGCCGAACAACTTTGCAGTGAGTTTCTTGAGTTGATTGATACAACTCATACTCATATTCTACATGTTCATAGTGGTGAGACTTCACACTTCTCCACAACAAAGGCAGAAAAAATCAGTTTGTTTGTAAATACTGCTAGGACTGCTGGTGAGAATGTTATCATCTTCACCACATATCATTCCTTACATCGTATTCAAGAAGCCGATGTCGAAGTCAACACGATTTATTTCGATGAAGCGCATAACTCTGTCCAACGTAATTTCTTCCCTCCCACAGAGCATTTTGCTGCTGATGCTGACAGGTGCTATTTCTTCACTGCTACTCCTAAGCATTCTGTTACTGTTTTCAAACCAGGCATGAATGATGCTGAGGTTTATGGTAATGTTATTTGTAATGTTCCTGCTCCCAAACTTGTGGAAGAGGGTTATATCCTGCCACCTAAGGTTGTTGTAAAGCAACTGGATATGGTACAGGATAGACAGTTGATTGCTGACCGTGATTGTCAGAATCTGATTGACACTATTGATGAGAACTCACTTGATAAGATTCTCATTTGTGCCCGTTCTACAAAGCAGATTGTCAAGTTGCTTGCCGAATCTGACTTCCGCAATGAACTGCTGGAACGTGGATACTCCTGCATGTATATCACCAGCAAGACTGGTGCTATCATCGATGGACAGAAAGTGAATCGTGAAGTATTCTTTGACACCCTTAATACTTGGGGCAGAGATCCTAACAAAAAGTTTGTTGTTCTTCATCACTCTATTCTTTCTGAGGGTATCAACGTCAGTGGACTTGAGGCGGTGTTGTTTATGAGAAACATGGACTACATCGGAATCAGTCAGTCAATCGGTCGTGTGATCCGTCTGGGAGGGTCTGAGAAGA